ACACTCCTAGTGCATCTTTGAGTCGTAAAGACTCCTCATTCCACACGGTTGAACGCTTCTTGCCAGACTCTTTACTTTCAATTTCACCCGCTCCACCCGCTCCTGTCAAGCCTACGGTAGTGCCTGTCGTGGCAGTTTGAGCAACTGTAGACGCTCCACCAGCAGACGGTGCGCCTGGGACTCTAGGGCCAAGCCCAAACAACTCTGACAACGCACCAGAAATAATTGGTTTGGCAATAGCTTCTGTTGTTGGTGAAATTGGCTTTTCAATAATATCTGTGACTGTTCTTGGTTCTTGGTATGGCGTAGATGGAGCTATTCCAGAAGAGTCAGCGGCAGATGTATATGCTGGTTGCAAACCACCTTCTTCTGTTCCTCTGACTCTACTGCCAGTGCTTGGTGTAAATTGAGAGGTGTACAAAACAGTAGCGGGGTCTACCACCAAACCTTGACCACCACCTGTAGGCACTTTGTCTGTCAATCCAGTACCACTGACTTTGGTTTGGTCACCTAGCAAAGATGGTTCTGTTATTCCAGGTTCTCCAAAACCTGAGTCTTTTGATAATTGAGATGATTTGCCTGGTACAGCTTTGATACCTTGACCTGTTTCGGGGGGTGCAAGCGCATATTGTCCAACCTCTATCACGCCTTGGGTTGCGCCAGACAAAGCACCAGCAGTCAAACCTGCTTGCATAGACTCTTCAAAAGACTTTCCATAAGCAAGGTTGGCAGCTACAGTAGCAGTAGATGCGCCAGCGGCAGCGGTGGCAATGTTTACATATGAAGCAGATGCACCCGCACTTGAAGCAGCAGCACCTGCTTCTGCGCCAACTTTACCTCCAACATAGGCTGACCCTGCTGCAATAGCAATGTCTTCCATACTTCCACCTCTGGCTGCGGTAACGGCAGCAGAAGCAAGATAAGGAGGCACACCTACTGATGTCAGGGCAACGGTTGCAATAAATGGTAGGGGGTCATTAACAATAGCCTCTACTGTTTCACCAACAAAATTTGCGGCTTGACTGATTTCACCGCCAACCCAATTAGCTGCTTGGTTAATTTTTTCACCCATTATTGCACCTGTATGGTTAGTTGATACTCGGCCTTACCTTCTTTGCCTGGTATTTGTTGGACAGAAACAGGAATTTTTGCCACATTCAAAACCCGTGCAATTTGTGAATTGTCAGTTACAGCAACAAGTGTTTTATACCCTGACTTTTTCATGGCTTCATACAAATCTTTGACAGCAACAACAAGTTTTTCTGGAGAATCCATAGTGGCAATATGCAATTCAGCTACGCTTGGTTGCAAGATGTCATATATCAACAAAGTGTTGCCAGAACGCATGATTCTTGTCTTGCCACTCTTGATGTCACTCTTGAGCATCCCATGCAAATTGTTGAAGTTAACACCTCTTTGTTTTGCTTCATTCCTCAGAATATCAAGCATAGGTATGTCTTCAGCAACAGTCTGCTTCCTCATTGTTTGCATCACATCTGCCATGTCACACTCCTAAAGCTGTTGCTATCTGTTGATGAATGGTGAGGTGTACACCTAACCAATCATAAAAATCCTCTTCCACATTCCAATCACTGTCCAACAACTGAAAAGGATTGTCCAATCCCAAAATACTAGCCAACCTCTGATGCTCTTGGTTATGCACAAACAACCAGTCATCTAGGTTTTCGTAGTCAGCTTCTGACAACGGATACTTCTGAACAGCAATACCGTTGTCGCCAAGGATGTCGTAGAACAACTGGTGCTGCATTCCGTTCTCAAACAAAAACTCTCCCAGTCCGTCTTTGTCACCGAACTTGACGTATGAGAGAGTTTCCATGTTCATGGTTTGTCTGCTTTAGCGTCTAGCTTGTTGAAGATTTGCTTGAGAATATCTTTGATTTCAGAGATGTCAGAGCGGTAATCATCTTTTGCCACATATTCTTTAGGTAATTCATTTATCTTGTCCTCCAGTTTCTGTATCTGTCTTGTCGTGTTGTTGAAAACATAAACAGCAAGAAAGCCAGCAATGCTGACTACGATGTTGAAGATTTGTTGGTTGTCCATGTCAGACAGCGTAGTAGGGGACTTTTACTACTGTCCCGTTGAGATTAACTTGCATGAATCCAGCAGGTTGCAAAGGCAGACTTGCATCGCCATACGTTGCTGTAGCTGTTGTATTACTTGTGAAATTAAACACAGAAGTATTGGTAGTACCGCCAAGAATCGTGACATTAGCTACAGTCAGGTTACCTACGTTGCTGGTAGTTCCACCTAATGTTAAGGTAGTGTTGCCAAGCGTGATGGTGCTGTTAGCTAGACCGCTGTTAGGTATGGTTGTAGACGCTGTGACATTTGATGTGCCGTTAGCATACATGTACCCTGTAAGGGAAGATACAGAAATGTTGACAAAGTTACCAGAATCACCACCGTCAACCTTTTCCCAAATACTTCCATTAAATACTGCCCAGTCCCCAACACCCCACAAGGTAGTTCCATCTAGGTTTGTAGAGCCAGCTACAGACACAACATAGTAGTCACCCTTAGTCCCAACGCCTGATGTAAGCGCAGGATTATTTGTACTTGCATTCCAAGTACCTTTGTAGTTAAGTGCGCCTATAGCATTGATAACTGAACTGACTGTTTTTAACATGGTTTACCTCATGAACCATCGCCAGGTGTCACGTAGATAGTAGCGTTGCTACTAGCGGTAATGCCTGTGAAGTAAGCGTTGGGTACGAAAGAGAGAATTTCATCTGTACCTGGCAAAAGAGGTATAGACGTTCCTGTAGTGGTAATGATTGCAGCATTACTGTTTGCACTAGCACCATCAGTACCGTAACCTAGAAAGACAGTAACCGAACCTGCATTGATGATGCGGTACTGGTTACCACCTAGCGTAGAAGATACGGCTTGTACAGCAGTAGGTGCTGTTGTAGCCGCTAGGAAGGTGACAGTGTTACCTGTCCTTGTAAAGGCTTGAATTCCCATTACCACGGCACTCCTGTTGCTGTCTTTGGATTCTTCTGTGCGTTAATCTGCGCTTGCAGACTTGCCTCAATCTCAGCAACATCTAGCTTGTCTTTAACCCAAGCAATGACTTGCGCCTCGGTCAAAGAATCGTATGCCGTGAATGTGGCTCCACGCTCAAAGCCCACTGTGCCGTAAGAGCCAGCAGAATGCTCACCATCAACAGCGTCTACACGCCAGTGAGCAGTGGTGACTAAGCCATCAGAGGTTTGGCGGTCAAGTTGTGCGATTGTGTATGTGATGTTCATTTGTTCTCCAGTGCTTCGATTCGTGCTGTCAGGGCTGTGATGGTGCTGGCTTGTGTGTCTGTCAATGCCTTAAGCTCTTGAATAGCGGCTGTCAATGTGGCAACCAAGAAGCTGGTGTCAACACCTTGATAGACGGGGTTGCCTTCAGCATTCACAGCATCTTTTTCTCCGACAACAGCTTGCGGAAAAGTTTCAGCCAATTCGTGAGCAATAAATCCTTCGCTTATCGTATTGTCTTCAACCCATTTATATGTACATGGCTTTAAGGTTTGAACTTTTGCCAAAGCACCTGTTATTGGCTGTACATCTTTCTTTAAGCGATAGTCGGAAGATGTTGTAAAACTTGTGGAGTTTGTTGACCCAGAAGTAATCTGTCCACAAACAGAAGCGCCTCGCCCAAAAGCAAGAAAGTATTGAGTTCCAGTGGTGCTTGTCGAATTTATAAGTTGCGCCACTGAGCCAGAATAATCAGCACTTTGAACTAAAGATTTTGATGCGGAGTATGCGGTAATTGCATTTGCAGTAGTCCCCACCAGCAAGTTACCGCTGGTGTCGATACGCATAGCCTCGCTTGCGCCAGTAGCAAAAGTAAGAGCGTTGTATGCGTTGTTGTCGTTATTGATTCCGTTAATCTGGCATATTCCAGATGCCCGTGTTAAACGAATACCTTCCTGAGATGTAGTCCCAGGGCTTAGTTGAACGGGGCCACCAACAGTAGTAAGTTTTACGCTGGCAACAGACGGTGTAACACCAATCCCCACATTACCGCTGGAGTCGATACGCATAGCCTCCGCACCGCCTTCAGCAAAAGCAATGGTGTCAGCGGCAGGGAAGAAGATACCTGTGTTGGTGTCGCCAGTAGTTGTGATGGAAGGCGCAGTATTGCTACCCGCACCAACAGTAGCAGTAGATACACTCACATTGCCACTGCTGATAGTGACGTTGGTAAGCGTCACATTACCCAGACTGGTAGTGGTGTTACCAAGATAGACAGCAGTGTTGCCAAGCGTAATCGCAGTAGCAAAATTCTGGTCTAGTTGCGATAACGGAATTGCAGAAGTTGCAGAACCGAAAATATTAGGAACAGCCATGTTAGAACCTCACTCTTAATTCATGTTCAAACTCAATTGTGTTGACAGTTAGCGCAGGGTCTGTGCTAGTCATTGTCAACCCCAAATACTTGCCATACTGCTGTGCGTCTGATTTGTACAAGGCGTACCCTGAACTTGTCAACCACCCGATTGTTGTAGAAGAATTGTTCACCCAAGTAAGCGTGACACCTTGATTGTTGAACCAAGTCACTGTGTTATTCAACACATAGACTGGACTAGAACCACTCTCACTGTCAACAGTTACGTTAAATGAACCACCAGTAGTCAGCGTTGCTTCTATACCAAATTTTAATGCTTGTTTGGTGCGAATGGGGTCTTTCATAGGGGACAAAGATGTCTGTATCTCAGAAGAGATATTTGCAGTTGCATCCCCGTACAGCTTGAAAAGAGCCGTATCTGTCACCCCATACAAGTTAATCAAACCACCTACAGGGGCAGATGACACATACCGCAACGCACCTTGGCTGGTAACAAACCATTTCTTCTCAAAAAACACGCACTGTACAAACCTGTCTCCCGTGGTGGTAGGAAAACTGGAGTTCAGGTAGAAGTTAAATGCGGCACACAGGATGTTGTTTAGCAAGACCTGACCAGCAGTGACAGGCTTGGTGAAGTCAATATAGGGAAAGATGCCATCCAGTTGGTCAGAAATCTTGCTTGTTGTTGAGCCAACTAGGGCATACACCCCGTAGTTATTCATAAACAACACAGAGCGAAAGTAAGGGTAAACAGCGTATTTGAGCTTACTGCCTACAGACGCAGACACGTTTGTGTTCGTAAACAGCGTGTCGCCCGTGTTTGTAATCCGCACATCTGAGAACACGTTAATGCTGTCTTCACCAAAAATGTACAGAAAGTTGTTGGCAGACACCATGTTTTGTATGTTGCCACGCAAGGTAGAGTCTGTAATTGTCTCTGACCCCGCAGAAAGAGAAGTGAAGTCAGTAGGACTGGTTGCAGAGGAGAAGGTAACTGTACGACCTGTAGCCACCCACACCCGACCAGAAAAGGTAGAAACGCTTGCTATCTCTTCTAGGTTAGGCACACCTATTACAGTGGCATTTGCGTTACCTGAAGGGGTAGGGGGAGCAGCTATAGTGACTGTAGGCACACTTGTGAAGTTGTCACCCACATTTGACATGATGACTTGTGTTACCGCATTGCCAAATACGATAGAAGTAGCTGTGGCATTACCACCACCACCACCTGTGATAGTTACAGCGGGAGGAGAAGCAGGGTCATAACCAGAACCACCGTTTGTAACTTGAACAAACAGCGCACCTTTTGTAAAGGTAAGGATTTCAGCAATAGCAGTAGCACCGCTACCGCCACCACCTGTGATTGTTACGGTAGGTGCAGCGGTATACCCGCTACCGCCTTCAGTAATAGCGATGGATGACACGGCATTTGCAGTGATTGTTGCCTCTGCTGTAGCCTGTGTGCCATTTGCTTGGTTAGGAGCAGAGATGGTAACTGCTGGCGCAGATGTGTAACCTGAACCCCTGTTTGTAATCCCTACCTGACCTACACCACCAACATTAAGTAGGTTTGTGCCATCCCAAGAAAAGAGTCCTTTGTTGGGGTCACCTATATATACCTCTTCATTTTTCCACTGTGCGATAGATATATTTGCAGAAGAAAATGTACCTGTCACTCCAACATTGCCTACAGTCCCTGTGTCTATGATGACGTACTGTGCTCTGCCGTCTTGTTGGAAAGCTAACAAATAGTCAGACAACTCTAAATTTGTATTGACAAGCGTTGTTACCGTGTTTCCAAACGAGATAGCGTTATTACCGCCATCTTTTACAGTTACTTGAGCGGGAACAATCTTGATGTTGCCAAACCCGATAGGCATGGCATTTTCTATCCAAGCAAACTCTTCATCATCAATAGCTGTTCTATTGGACTTGGTGTTCAAGCCTTTGAAATTCTTATAGACAGCATAAGATTTCTTTTGTTCTGCTGCTGCCATGATTAGAACGTGCTATAGGGGTCAGGGATTCTGCGGGTATACACAGAGTTCAGCACTGCTTGAACCTGCTTGGCATATTCTTGTTTGTATATCTCAGCCTCTCCGTAGCTCTGTTCCTTGTACTTGGCTTTGTAAGCCGCATAGAAAGCTACAGGAGTGGTGTAGGGGTCTTGTATCTGGTCAGCAACATTGGGCGTGTTCAAGCTCAATGCCGTAGGCAAGATAGTGCTGTCTATCTCCACCACATAGGCTTGGTCAGGTACAGGGCCGACATAAATGGTGTTTTGTCCGTAAACAGAGAAACACACGGGTCTACCTACATAGTTTTGCCAGTAGCGTAGCTGTGCGTTGAAGTTTGACCAGGGTAAGTACCGCAAAGGAATGCGGCTGTTACCCCAGTAAACATTGACGTTCAGAATGTCTAGTGTCGTGCCTGTGGCAATAGTGGCATAGGGGATGATTTCCGCAGGGCCAGAATACTGCAAAGTAGCAGTGCCATCTGTAAAGGGTGCAGAAGGCGGGAAAGTGTAGCCAGAAGCAGGGTAAGGTGGAGGTGTTGTGCTAAGTACACCACTGACAGTTACTTCGTAAATGAAGATGTTGTTGAATATAAACTGACCAGCAGTCACAGTAGCACCCGCAGTCCATACGGTTGCGGGAACACCTGTACTTGAAATTGGGGTGGCGGTAATTTGAAGGGTGCGTAAACACCCAGTATCTCTCGCTACTCGCTCACGGGCATCGTTGATGTAGTCCGTTAGCTCCGAGGTTGTCCAGAAAACAGAGTTTGCATCATGCAATAACCGCTGTACTTCCGTGATGTAGGAAGAGAGAGTTGCCATGTTACCTTCATGTTATGCAACCCTCTGATTGGACTTTCCCCCCACGGCCTTCTCAAGCCGTAAGGGTACTACGCCAACAGCCGAGGGTAACGAGCTGTTCTTTTTTGGAGGTTCTTCAGAAATTTGAATATTCCTGAATTTCTCCGTTGCTTCTTCAAGTTCGCTGTGAAGTCGTATCAAGCCCAATTGGACAAGATACTTCTCCTTGTCCTCATCTCCATAACCAAGCATGTGCCTAGCGGCGGGGACAGTCAACTCAACTGTCTTGCCAACAGGAAAGTCATAACCGACATAGTTGTACTCAGCGTACAGGTCTTTGTCGGTATGGTTGGTTACATAAACGAGTTCTGTCATAGTGTTACAACGTCACCGTACACAGTAATATCAACAGTGTTGTTTGCTGCTGCCGCTGTATTCACACACACAAACAGAGGTGTTGTATAGATTTTGGTTGACGTATTTGCTGTCAACGCAAGGTCTTGATACAAACCTGTGCCAGAAATGTTTGAAAGAACAGTTGCATTAGAAACTGCGTTTGCCAAATTACCATCATTACTTGTAAAGATAGTGACGTTGGCAAGCGCAACACTTCCGTTGGCATTAAAAGCAGTAATACGGCGAACAATGTAGCCAGTACCGACAGTAGCAATTGTTGCTATGGCATTACCAGTGGTTCCCATCGCAACGGGAGGATTGGTAGAGCCAACAGCAAAATTGCCAAAACCGTCTGGGTACAGTGCGCCTACATGGTTTGCGTTCATACTGTCTCCTTAACTTGTGTAGGTGCTGTTGGCTGAGATGCCACCATTGATGGTCAAAGCGGTTGCAGAACCTGCGCCAGCAATAGTTGACTGTGCAAACACGTTCACGCCATCAGACAAAATCATGCCGCCAGTGTTATTGGCAAGCAAGGTTGTGATGGATGAGCCATTGTTTGCAGTCACAATTACGTTGGCAGCGGGAAACACCATGTAAGTACCTGCGGGAATCACTGTACCTGCGTTAGCGGCAGTTAGTGTGACATTGGCAAAGTACGCACCAGCAGTGTTGGTCGTTGCATTCGCCAGAATGATTTTGTTCATTGCTAAAGCCATGACTTTTTCTCCTTACAGTGAAAGGTAGTTGTAACCCGTCACCTTGGTCATTGACTTAGGTTTGACGTTCACCAATTCGGCAATCATCAAAACTGCGCCAACATAACCAATTTGCCAGTTCGGGAGTGTGGACTCAAAGCCTGTAAACACAAACGAACCTTGCTCATGGATGTACAGAGACAAGTAGTTGGTGTTCAGGAAGTACACAGTACCTTCAGGGCAGTAAGGGTCTGGATAGATAGGTACGCCAGCAACCATCAAGGCACGGAAGGCAGCTTGAGGGCCATTGGTTTCGCCATCAAAACCTGCGCCTGGGGTGATAACGTATTGCTCTTGACCAACAAAGTCTTGAGCCAACAGTGTCCAAGTGCCAAAACCGCAAACACCAAAGCTAGGCATTTCAGCACCAGCTTTCACTGTGCCAGAAATGTATTGCAGAATGTTTTGACGGGTTGGGTTCACAGAGCCAGCGGCATACTGCGAGGACTTCCACCAAGTGTAAGTACCACGGTCAATATTGCCGTAAGTGCCTGAGTTAGCAACAGCAGCGGGTAAACCAATGAACTGTTGTGTGTTGGAAGTGTTGGTGTACAAAGCGGTTGCCATTGCATCCATCATCACGTTGGTTGCATCGTTCATACGAGCTTCAATCAACGGAATAATGGCAGCATCTTGCTGAACTGCGCCTTCCATACCGAGGAACGGTACAGGAGAAATCATCAGTTTCAGGTCGAATTCAGCGTTGTAAGCACCTTGTTGGACTGACGGTTGGGCAAAAGAGCCACTGTAGTCAGACCATTGAGCGTTCACAAACTGTGCGCCTTGGACAGGAACGGTTACGGAAGACACACCACCAGAGGCTGACTGACTGTTGGCAATCAGAGCCGCCATGAGGGGTGTCGAGTTATAAAGCTGGACAACCAGCTTGGGGATGAAGGCTCTACGAGTAACGTAAGTCAGTTCGTTGAACTGTGCTGACCCTGTTGCTGGTAGGATGCCGCCGCCAATAGCCATAAGGCCTCCTATGAAAAAAAACTACCCTCTTACAACCCAATAGGACGATGCGGTTTACGCAAGTCATTGAGCGCATTCATTGCCTCATTACGAGCAGCGGCTGCTGGATTCTTCCAATACTTGTTCAAGTCAAATTGCTTGACAGCACTTGGGTTGTATCCAGATGAAGTCGGCACTGCGGCTTGCTTCATCCACTGATGGTATTCGGCTGCTGTTTCGTGATTTGTGATACCACGCTCCAACATGATTTTTTCTACGTCACCAACTTCTGATTCGTTAGAAATCAAACCCTTTTTCATCAAGCTCTGTCTGCGATTGTTAAGTTCTTCAATCGCTTCTTTCTCACGCAACTTGGCTTCCAAGGCTTGCACACGGTCTTCGGAACGGCTGACCGCTCTGTGTGTGTAATCTTCAATGTCAAGTTCAGGAATAGGAAGGTCTGGTTTGACCTTCTTGGTCATACGCAAGAAGTCTTTGCGAGTATCAGGGTTTTCCGCAAGAGTTTGAGCAAGTGCAGCCAACTCATCACGGGCTTCTAAGGAAAGATTTTCTAGTGACATAAAGTTACCCTCTTTATACGATTAAATGACACGCTTACCGTCACCTGGCTTTTGGACAGCCATGCTGGACTTGTTCACTTTGTTGGGGCCACTCAAGCCACCGAACTGAGAGAAACGTGGAGTGTTGGTGACAACGCCATTTTGTTGGTTGTTGTCTGTTGGTTTACGAGGTGCTGCTGCCGCACGGGGTTTGAATAGTTCCAAAATTTTCTCCTTACATGGGTGGGGGGGGAGGCATACCGCCAGCGGGAGGCATACCAGGGATAGGTGCTTGAGCCATTGCTCTGCCTTCAGGGGTAGCACCACCCGCCTGTGGCAAGGTTTGCATTAACTGAAGAATCTCAGATTGCTGTAATTCGTCAGTTTTGCCTTTTTTCTGACCAATCAACCCACTGAGTGCACGAATAGCGTTGAGGGTTTTCTTCCCCTCCTCAGAAACTGAGCCAAAAGCGGGAAGAGATTGCTCAAGCAAGTCAATAGCCATACTTATGTTAATAAGTGCGGCTTCTTTGTTTCCCATCTTGGGTTCTGGAGTAGACATTGGAGAAGCCATCGGAGGGGCTTCTTGCTCCTCCATACCTTCTGCTTCTTCTGGTTCTTCTTTTTCATTAGGGGTGGGTGTGCCCGCAGCCGCTTGGCTACCTCGCATTAACTCCATCAACTTATCTGGTGGAACACTCATAATCACTCCTTGCCGTGTTTGTAACCACTTACAAACATCTTGTCAATAGGTAGAGGGCATTTTTTGTCAGCCCTCTGTAGACATTACTTACGACCTTTACGGGCTTTGCGTCCCATACGAGCCATTTTTGCTTTTCCGTACATCATGACATTTCCTTTTAGAAGGCCACCTCAAAGGGGAGGCAGCCACACCCTTTCCTTGCGGAAATCTTGAATCAACGGCGGCACTTACGACCGCTTTTTGGTTTCATATTCATCTTGAACTCCCATATTGTTTGCGGTTGGAATCCCTTTGACTCCTTCCGTATGAGGTTTTATACCCAGTTTGACGCAAAGTCAAGTTAGGACTCGCTTCGTTTCTTTTCAAAGAAGCGGTGTCAACCCTTGGTTGGTCTGCCGTAGGTTGTGTCATGCCAGTATTGTTTGGAGCCATCATCCCACCTTTTTTAAGTCTGGTTTACCTTCTGCCTTTGGAGGTTGCATTTGCTGCGCTTGTTGCTCCATAGCTTGTTGAGCAGCTTGCTTTTCCTCTGCTTTTCTGAGTCTTTCTAGCAACAATTGTTTCATTGGAGGTTCAATCATGTCAAGCAAGGACTCTTTGTCAATCACGCCAGCTTGGAACAACTCAAACGCCATCTTGCGGCTGTCTTCCATGAAGATGGGTGAATTAGAGTGAGCGTCTACTTTCACCACAAAGTCTTTTGTGAACTGTTCGGCAATGAACTTGCGTCCTTGTGCGTCTGTGTAGTGGGTGTTGTCGTAGACCTGCATACACTTGAGATACAAGGTTGCCATCTTCTCTAAGCTGTCCTCAATGACAAGCGCACGTTTCTTGGCTCTGCTTGAACCTAGACGGGCAAGTTGTGAGGCATGTCCTGAAGAGCGCACACCCGCTTCACCACGGCCTTGCAAGACAGAAACGATGCCAGATGCCTCTTCAAACATCAGGTCAACTTCACCAATTTCTCGGAATAAATCAGGTGGGATAGTGGGTGCTAACTTCTCTACTTTGGCGTTTGGCATATCGGTTGCCAACAAACCACCCGCACGGTTGAGAGCAAAGTTCTTCTCATCCAAAATGCCTGTAAAGCCAATCAGGGCGGTAGGTGGGCTGACTTGTTTAGAGAGCAAGTCAAGAATCTCAGTCATGCGCTTGTTGCGTAACTGCTGGAGATAGACCAAGCGTTGAACTTCTGAGCCTCCCCAATAGTAGTCATACAGCGGGTTGGGGCAGATTTGAATAAAAGGCAACTCGCCTTTCAAGAACATGGACTCGCCTGTACGGTCATAGATGATGACGTTGGGGTCAGCCTTTGTAACCACCTGATAGTCTTTAGTCTCATCATTCCACACCCAAAGCTCAATCATTTCAATTGTGCCTTCAGAGACTTGGGCTTTATAGGTTGGGTTGCCAGACAGGTCTAAGTTGACGTTACCGTACATGGACGGGTTGGTTTGAGAGAGGATGATGCGTTGGATGCCGTTGGCAATCTCTGTGCGCTCATGCTCAGTAGACATGACTCGCTTGACAATGCTGTCTCTTTGGGGGTGACTGTAGAGCCTGTCAAATAACTCCGACTTGGTGATGTAGTAGGAGTGGACTAAGGCTTCTTGTCTGTCAGTGTAGGCACTGTCTTCACGCAACACGCCTATACAGGCGGGTTCTACCATGTAGGGGTGGATGCCGTTGTTGATGACCAGTTTGACAAAGGTGGAGTTATAGCAAAGTGACCAAGTAACTGCGGTTGAAAACACTTGGTCGGCATTGCTGTTAAGCCACTCATCGTTGAGTGCTTTGCTCAATGTAGGAACTTTGATTTGTTCCTCATCTGCAACAGACGCACCTGTGTGGATAGAGAACTTGGTGGTTTCTGCTGAGTACAGGAACGAGGTCAGTTGGTCGATGTGCGGGTAGATTTTGTTGTAGATGGCGGGAACGTCATCAGGCGCATTGCCAAACAGGTAGTAAGAACGCAAAGAAGAGTAGTCAACCTTGCGTTGCTCACGACTGACAAGGCACTTTTCAATGAGGTCTAAATAAAACTGTTCTCTGGCTACGGGTTCTTTAGGGATTCTCATTTTCTCACCTGTAAGTTTTCGTGGTCATTCATTACCACACTCGCACGGGGGCCTTGCAAGTCACCCGCTGCTTTGGGGTTAATTCCCACGGATTCTCCAGCAACAGACTTAAATTGTCCACCCATGACAGATTTCATGTTGATATTGCCGCCTCCACCCCAGATAACGGAGTCACCAGGGCGGGTTTGTCTTTGATTATTTGCTTGAATTGCGTCTGTAGCCTCGGCAAACTGCTTGTCAGTGAGCTTATTCTTGCGTTTCATGTAGCCAGTCTGGTGTTCGCCCTCTTTTGTGGACTTAATGTCCGTCATGTCGTACTCAATGGCAAGTTGCTTCAAATTATTGTCGGTTGCAGAGGTTTTTGCCGACCTTGTGCCTACAGGCTTCAAGTGAACGACAGATAGCTCACCTTTGCAGTGTTTCATAGGGCATGTAGGCTCCCATGCTTCAAAAATACCGTGGTTTGTGCAGTAATAGTCTCTCAAAATACCCATTTTTACCCCCTAAGTGCTTCGTCAAGTGAAATTTCGCTGTAATCGTGCCTGTTTGCCATCCCAACTTTGATTTTTATGCCATCTGAGGTCACTTGCAGACCCATTTTTGGCTTAAAAACGGGTTGAGATTCTTTTCTGTAGTCCACATAGCGGGTGTTATCTATGCGTTTCATAATCTTCACGTTACCCGCTTTCCACTGTTGGTAGGCTTTACTGACCCGTTTTTGCACGTTTTCTGTCAGTGGCTCTTCGTTGTAGATGAATACATCATGGAAATGACCATGACTTATCCCTGCAAGTTCGGCAAAAAGGGCTATAGAGATGCCTCTATCCTTGTCTGCATAGAAGCGTTGCATGTGTTTTGTGAGTTCACGCTTGCTTAACGGGGGCATATCTGTACTCCACTGTGTAACCTTGGGTCTGTAACCACAACATAAACTTAACTTCCCCATACGATTTGGTAGGGTCAGCGGGAACAACGATGTGGTTATCTGTTGCAAGTTTCCTTGTTTGGGCATGGTGGCCTAGCAAACTTGAGAAATCAAACCCATCTTCGTGAAAACCGTACCCTACATACTCCATGCTGAAGTGTTTGGCAATGTCGATAGGGCAATACTTGTAGCCGTAGCTCTCTAGCACAGGCTTTAGGATGACAGACAACTGTGCATCTTCGTTCCACCCGTGTATCTCATTGCTGTTCAAGTGCACGATGCCGTGCTTGTTACAGGCTTCTAGGAAACGCTTGCTTCTTAGGGAAAACCCGCCATTCTGTACAACGCTTATAGGCTCTGCTGCCTGTGTCCAGTTAAAGTTTAGGTACAGAGTACCGTTACCAAAAGCGCAGTGTGAGGGTGCGCCTATGTAATCGTAGTCATAGTATTCAGGTTTGAAGTTCTTGCCGTTAAGCACCCACCCATCGTCTTGCACAATCAGGCAGTAGTCTGTTTCTATGTAGGAATACAGGCTGTGCATCATAAACAGGGAATACCCTAAGTAGTCTATGTTGTGGCAACGCTTCCAGACTACATTGCTTGGCAAGTTTGGGGGTTCTTCTATAGAGATGAGTAAGCCTTGACTGCCTGGCAACTCACGCATAGAGCGGGAGATGGAGGGTATGGCAGATGCTCCGTTATTGTGACCGTAGACGGAGACAATTGTTAATTGGTCATGCACCGTACATTCCTATTCTTTTTAAGTAGTCGCTGACATTTCTGCCTACAGCGATTTGCTCAGGGCTGTAAGACTCTTGTGCTGCGCTCACATTGCGAGACAACTTGTGGGCTATCAATCTAGGTTGAATCTGTTCTGCGTAGGCAACGGCGGCAAGGGCAGAGGCAATCACACGGTCATCTTTACCACGACCAGGTGCGCCTAAGAAGCCTCCTTCTCGCACGATACCTTTCATCTCTTCTAGGGTATCCATGCTAAGAATGCCCATCATGCCCCGCTCAAAATAGTCTTTCATGTACTGCAACATGCGTTCTTTGCTGTTGGCAGTGGTGAGGTATCCAATACTGTTGGAGAGGCCACCAAGGGTGTCATTACGCCTCCAGATGTAGTTTGTCATGCTACCCAACACATCCATCAAGTCACGCCCTGTAGCCCCGCCCATAGAGGTTGCCAAGCGTTTCAAGTTCCTGAGTTCATTGATGACAGCTTGACCTGGGCCATTGACTTCCAAGTTCAGGGTAGAGTTCTTGTATGCACCTGCAAGGTGCGCTATCACCCACGCAAACTGGTAGGTGTTGAGTTCAGAGGTTGCAAACTCTGCTACTTGGTCTAGACCATCTGCATAACAGCGGTAGACCTGAATACA